ACCAAATACACCTGAAAGACAAGAGAATAAATCCTTCTGTCTTTGGTTTGCTATATAAGCACCGATTTTCTGACCGATTGCAGCCATTGGGTCAGCGCCTGAAGCTAATGCGGCTAAATCCCGTGACTCAAAGGCTCTCCCCCGATGGAGGACGACCCCAATTTGCTGATCGGTTGAAATTTTGCCGGGTGTTAATGATGAAGAATCGGAAAGAACTTCAAAATCTCCTGAAAGGTTTGCTGAGAAGAAAGGAACCTTGACAAAATCTCCTCCCTCAGTAGCATTAAGCTCCGCCATAGGCTGAACCACACCGCTAGCCAAGAAAGCATCGCGTTGTGTTGTCTGTTCGATAACGTATGGCGTAAAAATTTCAGGAATTATAATATCTGAGCGTAAAACCGCCATAGATAACTCCTATAAAAATTGTTTAGCAGTATGGGCGCAGCCCTAACATTCTCAGCGCAGCCTTGAATAGTTATTTATATATTAACCCTAATTCTGTTATTTGTAATTCTTTGCAAGCTCTTTTGCACGTTGCCAACCTTCCCTGCCGTATTTTTTAAATATTTCATGCTCTACAGTATGTTCGCCATTTGCTAATCTGCGCATCATTTCAGGGTCAAATTCGCCTGTATTTACTTGTGTTCCGCCAGTTCTAGCAACGGGCGCTCCTGAACCTGTTGCAGGTTGATTTTTTAACAAATAAGCATGATCTTTTGATAAAGAATTTTTTGCCCATTCTGTAACATTGTGACGTTCATAACCATCAACAACGACAGGCTTTCCGTCCTTCAGTTCAATACGACCTTTTAAAAAGTTATCATGTACAAGTTTTGGATTGTGTGTCACTTCCGCCAAGGCTTGTATGGCGGGGGAAATAAGTTCCAACTCTCGCACTTTGGCTTTAAGTTCTTCGATTTCTTTGTCTTTGGCGGCGCTTCGCTCTCGAAACTGTTCTTCGCTTTTTTGGATTGCTTCTTTGTAGTTTCCTTGTTCTTCAAGTTTCTGTTGCTCCGCTTTGTTTTTGAAATCAATCAAAGCCTGAACATCTACGCCTTCAGGTAAAGATTGAATAGTTTTATCAACCTTTTGCAGTTTTTTCTTTTCGTCAAGTATTTCTTTATTTTTTCGTTCTAATGCTTCTATTCTGTTTAAAAGAATTTGTGTTTGTTCATTGGCGTTTGTTTGTTCAGGCGCCGCAAGCTCCTGATTGTTTTCTTCTGACATAAACCCGCAGGGTTAAATTTTTCCTATCTTATCAAGACCACTTAATTTTGTCAGCCCAAAAGGCCGCGCTTGTTTTACCTTTAGCAATATTTTTTGCGTGTCTAGCTTTAAAACTTTTTCTTTTTGCTTTATCTGCATCTGATTCGCCTTTTCTGGGCGGCTTTGTTTTTGCGCCTTGCATCCCGAAACGAATCAATCTGTAGCCATCGCCTTTTTTTATAACAACAGCATGAGATTTACCGCTTGGATGGTTTGGCGTCCTGATCGGCTTATCAACGCCTGAAAATGTATGCCCGCCCCTTTTTATTGTCATTTACCTTTCCTACGCATAGCGAGCCTGTGAGCATCGGTAAAACTCATTCCTTCGCGCATCTTACGCTTCATATAATCCATATGCGCTTTTGTGTGGCCATGTGTTTCCTGATGCTTTTTTAAAGTATTTTTTTGACGGGTTGTAAGTTTCATTTTTTCTTCTTTTTCTTTTTTCTAAGTTTAGCAAGATCAGCGCCAGTAATTTTTGTTCGAGGAGGTGCAACAGCGGCCAATCTTCTTTGTTTTGCAGAATATTTTGAATAAGGCATTATTTTTTCCTCAATATGTCGGCGTCAGCTTTTCTTGCGCCGCCTTTACCTGATATAAAACTATTCACGCGACCCATCGCCCAAGCCGCCATCGAAACATTTCTTGACCCGCCTGAAAGATATGCACCTTGGCCGCGTCTATAAACACGGGCAAGCTGTCCATATGTGAAGCGCGTTTTTTTTGCCTTTTCTCTAAGATTTTTTTCTACGGCGGCGCTTAGTGGTTTTCTTTTTGGTGCCATCTTGATTCACTCTTGATTTTTGAACAGCTTTGATGTCGATAAACTCGCCGCGTTTGTAGGCTTCAGAAGTTCTTTTTATTTCTGCCGCCTTTGCAGCTTTATTCTTCGCCCCTGAAAGGTACTTTTTAGGAACACCCGTCTTTTTGTCCTTTGCAACTTTTCGGAAGCGTCTGCGAGCCATTAATCTTTCTCTGATTTAGGTTTTGACTTTTTAGGCTTTGGCTTTTCGCCTTTCATGTCATTAAGTTTTTCAAAAAATCCTTTTGCCATTATTTTTTGCCCCCTTTCTTTTTTTTCTTTTTGCCTTTCGGCTTCATTCCGCCTGTATGGTATGGCATAGGTTTAAATTTAACTCTATATATACTAGAATAACTGTGAACGAGGTAAAAAGCATTGTTAACAGCAAAAAAGATGCAAACAATAATGAATGAAGTTGTTGGCGGAAAGATAGTAAAAGAAAATGAAACAGGCGAAGCAAAAAAGTTTAGACAAGAGATTGTTGCTTCTGTAAAAAGAACAAGAAAGATTGCAAAAGAAAAAGGGATAAAAAATACAGTTATTGACTTTACACCTGAATTTCCATAAAAAAGACCTCTCAGTTTCGCCTGAGAGGTGCTTGTAATTTTGCTTGCTTATGTTTGTACCTAATAAAAAGCCCCTTTCGGGGCTGTTAGCTTAATCGTAGCTGTCGTAAATTTTAGCTGTTCCATCCCAAGGTTCGATTATGCCCCAATATTTGATGTACGCATATTCTTGATTGTCAGCCCATTTTTTAACACGCTTGTTGAAAACAGCACCTTTTGGAATATCAACAGGAATCTTGCGACCCGCTTGGCCGTAGCCGTCATGTTCAACCATTTGATTTTCAATTTCCTGTAACCAAACAGTTTTGTCTGTTCTCTTTACGATCTTGTAAAAAGTTGGAAGTTGCATTGTACAACCGCCATTGCAATAAGCGATTTGTCCGACTTCAAATGTTTCTGGCTTTGTGATTGTCTGTGTCATTTGTTTGATTGGTTTTGAACAATTTAATTATAATATAATTAATAGAGGGTGTCAACCCCCTAGAAATTATAGTCGTAGAAAGCGCGCCATCCTTTGCCTAGTCTTGTTGGGTTTCGGTCATGCTGTCCGCATTGACACCATCTGCCGTCCTGTCTTAAGCCGAACTTCATAATCCCGCCTTTTTCGTTTCTTGTGATGTCGTACTTAAGTTCGCGTTGGTTTGTGCAATGGCCTGCAAATCCGCCTGCGATAATGTTTGGCTTGATTTCCTTGTTTAGTTTGTAGCTATCAGTTTGAACAGTAACGAATTTTTTTGTTCTTTTAATAACTGTGCAAGGATGAATGTCAGAGTAATAAAGAACGTGTGCTTTGTCTCCGATTTGAGGGTCAAACCCTAAAGTTACGTTTTCGTTTTCCATTGGTTTTGTTTGTTTGTGAACAATTTAATTATAATAGAATAGATTTGATTTTGTCAAGCAAAAGAAAAAGGGGAATTAGTTCCCCTTATATCCTCTAGCTCGCATCATTCTCAAAGGTGCGTGAGTTTCTTTCAATTCAGTTACCCATTCTTCACAAGTGAAGTTTTTGCAGATGAAGTTTATCCATCTTCTGTAAGGCTTGCGGCCATACTTGAATCTAGCGATGAAAGTTAACTGAGGTCTGCCAACATTTGCGGGATGACAGTTTGGATAATCTTCTTCGTAATTTCTTGTTAACCCATGTCTGCCTTCGTAATGAAGATACATTCCGTCCCATCTGAACAAGTCTTTTTGGAAAGGTGTTTGAGTTGCGTTTGTCATTGGTTTGATTTGTTTCGTACAAATTAATTATAATAGAATTAAATAAACTTGTCAACCCCTAATAAAAAACCCCCATTTCTGGGGGCGATATTATCAAGAGCCTGCAAGTCTTCTTTGACCTCCGCCCGCAACTTGTCGATTCAATCCAACTCTTCCGCCTGCGGCTGACCCTGCCCCGCTTCCAGAACCGCCATGTGTGAAACCTGATCTTGTTCCGAGCCTTGGGTATCTTTGGTTCATAAAATCCTTAACAGCGGCAAGTTCTAAATTGTTTGACTTAACAACAGCCAAAGCTGATTGATTAATTGTCTTGCTTTCTGTTTGGATTTGTCTTCCGCCAGTTTCTTCATCCGCCCTCATTTGTTGGAATCTTTGTGAAACTTTGTATGCCCAAGCCTTCCTGAAACTGTTCCTATGTGCTGAACCCATCATTGCAACCTGAAATGGGTCTTCTTTGCAATGCTTCGCCCAATCATCTTGTAAAGCCTGCAAAAGATATTCAGTATAGATTTCGATTTCTAACTGTCTAGCTTTTGACGCAAGAACTTCCATCTGTCTTGTTCCGCCGCCGAATCTGTTGCCGTCTTCATCTTTTACGCAATAAATAATTCTGCCGTTATAGAAGTTTGCAACCGCGTTTAAGATAATTGAAGTTGCAGGGTCGATTCTTTTGTAAGGCTCGCCGAATCTAAATGCGATTGCTTCGATGTCTTCTTCAACAGTTGCCATGTCTAACTGTTGTTCAAGCTGTTCCCTTGTTATGCCTTTTTCTTGAAGTTGTTTTTCAAGTTTTTCTTCTGCGGCTTTTGCTTCATGTGGATTTGATGAAGCTGTAAGGCCAAGGATTTTTGAAAGAACTGAAAGTGATCTCATGTTGGTTTGATTTGTTTATGAACATTTTAATTATATCATAATAGATTTAATAAGTCAACCCCCCTAAAAATTAATCCTTAAAAATTGATACTTGACAAATCTAATTAATTATATTATAATAGGATTGAGAGTAAAATCTCAGAAACTTGAAAATTTAAACAAATTAAACAAAAGGAGGTTTATGAAAAAACCTAGATCTTGGGCGCAACTTCTTGAGCATCCAGAAATTCATTCAATTGATGATGGACGCAAAGAGTTTCCAGACTCAGGAGAAATGGAGATTTACATTTCCATACATGACGGGGTTGAAAATCCCGTTACAGGAGAAAAGGGCGGCGGTTTCTTTGTCGGCTCTTTCAAAGACGCATTAGATCATTTCCGATGCGATTGGGATTAATAATCGCCCCCTTCGGGGGGCTACAAACAATTCAAACCAATAGGAGGTACAATGCTAACTTTTGACAACTGGCTTGCAACTAAGCAAGGCGGATTCTTTCAACACAAATTTGATACTAAACATCAATTGACAGAATCAGAACTTCGGAAGATTTATTTCATTTTCCAAAAACGCAAAGGTCAAACACCCAAAGCCGTAACGATTGGCGAATGTTGGCATCTTCAAAACGAAGATGGCTCATTAGGAATCCCCGGCCTTAGTGAACTAGGACTTTAAACAATCGCCCCTTCGGGGGCGTTTACTTATCCATCCATTTTTCAAACAAGCTGTCAGGCTGAAACGCTTTTGCTAAGAAATTACCATAAAGATTATTGTCTAATATCTTTAATCCATCTTTCTTTGTGAAAGTTGCAACCAGTATTGCTTCGCCCGCTTTGTTCATATCGTAAAGTTCAAAGTCATCAAAGATGCCGTTCTTGATCGCTTCAGGAACAATTTCAGATACTTTTCTGTGAACATTGCGAACATATTCTGGAAGCACCCTTCGGCCTGTTTTTATATATCTTTGATAGTTCCTTTCAAGCGCTGTTGCAATTTCGGCTGTTGCATATTTGGCGCGAACTGTCATGCCGCGATCTGTCATCGTTTTAATTTTTTTGGTCAAACTAGCAACGCTTCCATCGCCTGTGCCATCAAGCATTGTGTGATACCTTCTTTGCGCTGATTCTCTTTGAATCAATTTAGAAATCCAACTTGATTCCTCATGTACATAGTTTGCGGCGTTTTCTGCGATCTTTCCGCCCTTGGCTTTCATCGCATTAAATTCAGGCAAACGCTTTTTGATTTCGTCCGCATCAATAACAACAGTTCCTTTTGGCAATGGCGATTTCTTAAGCATGATTGATTTACCAGAAGCCGACCCGCCGCCTGTCATAAAGAAGATCGGATTCTTTTGCGCTTTTGGGTTATTCTCAGCAATAACATCTTCAATTATTCTTCGATGTAATTCCTGACGTTCTGGCGTCCATCTTGTAAGATTTGACGGCTCCGCGTTTTCTGCAAGCGAACCATCTGAATATCTTTGCCAAGAAAGTTCCGCGCCTTTTCTTTCCCTGACAACATCAGGAACAATTTTTATTTTTTCTGCGTTTCTACCATATGCGGCCTGCAACTGCGCCAAAGTTTTTTCTGACCCATCAACAGCAACAAATTTTCTGATCGCCTGATCGCCGCCATATTTTTTTGACAATTTATCAAAGAATTGAACTTTTTTTGCTCCAAG